AATCTTGCCCTCGAACGACAGCAACATCGCATCAACCCGCCAATGCTCCGTGAGCACCGGCACGATTACGACTGGGACGATCGGCACCACGCCGCAATCTCCTTCATCGCAGGCTTCCAATACTGGTCGTACACGCGGTCGGCGTCATACTGCTTGGCGAACTCCGTCGCCTTACTCGACTTCTCACCACGACGCTCGTATGACTTCTCCAACGCATTCAAGATGGAAGCCACCGACGGCGTCAAGAACCACGACCGCTGAGCAGCATCCCAATACGGCTGACCCTCAACCACCCAACCATCACCAACGAGTTCAGGTTGCGCAGTGAAGTTCGAGACGATGACCGGTGTCCCGCACGCCTGGGCTTCGATGACAGGAATGCCGAACCCTTCGCCCATGCTCGCCGCAAGCAAGACGTCGGCGCTCGTGTAGAGCGCAGCCATCGCATGGACCGGCAACCCGTTTCGGTACAGGTACGGGTCAGTCCACTTGATGCGGTCCTTCGGGATGCCACACACCTCAGCCAACGCATTCAAGTCCAACCCACCCATCGAACCTGATGCTTCTGAGTGCATGTAGAGCACCGCGTCCGGGTGGCGTTGAGCGAACATACCGAACGCCATGAAGTTCTCGGCGAACGCCTTACGCGAAGGATGCACACCCTTGTTCGCGGCAGTCATCATCACGACGAACTGGTCATCCTCAAATCCCATGATTTGACGGCCACCAATCTGCTTTCCCGAATTGTCTTTGACGAATGGCGTCGGCTTGAAATCGGATTCGATTCCGTGCGGGACGTACACGTTGCGAACACCGACACGATCCAACTCCGCCTTGCCGAACTTCGACATCGTGATTGGCAACACGTTCGCACGCTTGCACCACGCCAACACATCAGGCGGAACGGGCGCATGGTCAATCGGAACCCACGACGCAATGTTCGGCACCTTGTCCAGATTCGGAGCCTTCAACACCCACACATCAAACAATGTGATGAGCAACTTCGGCAGTTTCGTCGCCTGCGTCCATTCCATCCAGTGTGCGACGATGATGTCGTCGCTGTACGGGTTCAGTCCTCGCGGATAGATTTTGATGCCGTTCCACGTCGACGTCGAACCTTCGAGTCCGTACATTGCGTGGATTGCGATTTCGTGCCCTTCTTTGACGAGCCTTTGGACGGCTTGCTGGGTTTGTTGGCCGTAGCCCGTTCCCGCCCACGGGGCGTTGGAGAACCAGAGCGCCCTGACCGCGTTCGCGGTTCGACGACTGACTCCTCCCACAAGTGAGCCACGCCCCGCTGCAAGAGCAGGGTCGCCTCCGCTCCCGGTAAGTCCATTGGCACGCCCTTGATTACTACTCGCATTCACGCAGACCTCCTTCGCAGGTTTGATTCAACCTTAGCCGAGAAATGTCAAAGCGGCCCGGCACCACCCTGCGTGTGGGTGCCGGACCGCTCGACTATTCGTGTCCCATCAAGGGACTTCTTCGGTTGCCTAGGCGGCGTTACCGATGAAGTGCTTGATGTGGCTCGTCTGCGGCAGGTTGCCGTCCACACGCATCGTGGCGCGGAACGTGACGAGGTCCGCATTGAATGCGTAGTCGTCGCTGCGATCGAGACGCAGACCGCCCGCCATGCGGACGTAGTAGCTGGGGAGGTGTCCGAAGAGCACCGACTTGGCCGACAAACCAGTGTTGGCCATGCCTGGGTTCTCGTACACCGGGTAGCTCAGGACGCGGTCGTTGCCGTCAGCCAACGCGGGGCTGAAGACGTAGTTGCCTGCGGTGTCCTTCAGCTTGCGGACCGTTCCGAGCGACGCGGTGCTCATCATCCAGCCGACGCCTGGGAGACGACGCGCTGCGCCGTTCAGGCTGTAAGCCAAGTCGATGAGGTTGTCCGCCGTGAACGCGCCCGAGACGCCCGTGCCGCCGGTAACTCCGAGCGAGCTCTGGGTCACAACGCCTGCTGGCTGGTTCGTGCCAGTGCCGGTCGTCAGACCTGCGTTGACACGGAAGCCGAGCTCGTTGCCCGTCTGGGTGGCGAGGAAGGCGAGGATGTCCACGCCTGCGTCCTCAATGAGTTCACGCGACAGCTGCACCAGGAACGAATACTTGTACGCGCCCAAGGTGATGAAGCTGTTGAACGTCGGGTCGGATTCCGCGATTGCGGTTCCTTCGCCGACGATCGCCGCGGTGGACCAACCGGCCTGCGACGGAATCTGGAGGTTTTCGCCACCAGCCGTGCGGAGCACGGTCGAGGTGTCGAGCATCGGGCCGACGAGACGAGCCTGCTCAATGACGCGGTCGAAGAACGACGTCGGCACCGGCGAACCCGACGAGGTCTTGACGACGTCACGGGTCTCGAAGGTGAACGAACGGGTCTCGCCACGAGCCATCGAACGGATGACTTCGGAGTCGGTGGACGCTTGCTTGGCAGCCGGGCGAACCTGGGCGGCGATGTCGCGGGTGGCCGCTTCAATCTTCGCCTCGCGCTCGGCATCAGCCTTCAAGGCTTCGATGCGAGCGGCACGCTCGGTGAGCTCAGCGTTCATGCGCTGGTAGCTCTGCTCTTCTTCTGAGGTGAGGTCGCGCTTTTCTGCTGCAGCCTTGTCGAGAAGGGCCTTCGCCGCTTCCCAAGCACGCTGACGCGCCTCGACCTGCTGGTCGATGTATTGCTTCATGGTGAGTTCCTCCACGGAACGTTGTTGGGGTCGCAGGGATTTTTTCTCCCGGACAGGCTCCTGAACCGGCACCTTCCTGCGGCTCCGCAGCGAAGACTCTTGACGAAGTCTAGACGAGCTTGCTTTGCAATTCAAGTTGCTTGGCGAGCAACGAAGCGGGAATCTGCTCCGGCTTCTTGCGCAACTTGCCAACGACATCGAGCAGCAGTGAAGCCTGCTCGTCGTTCAACTCCGAACCTGCTTCAAGGACGGTGATCGCGTCAGCCAATTTGTCGGCATCCGACGAGGTGCGTTCGGCCAGAATCTCTAGGCTGCGCACCGATGCGCTCGTCGCCTGGTATGCGGGGAACCCTGTCACCACCGACACTTCGTACAGGCGTACTTCTTTCAGTTCGCGCACCGAACCGTCATCAGACCAAGAATCGCCTTTTGGTGGAACGGAGAAACCGAACGACATCGAATCCACGTCGCCACGCTGAATCAGCGTCGACAAATCACGACCGATTGTGGTGTCCGGCAAGTCAGCCTCAACCTTCAAGCCACGATCGTCTTCCATTAGACGCAACGTCTTGGCGCGAGTCGTCGCAAGAAGCATCGACGAATCATGGTTCAGGTACATGCGAATGTTGTTCTTTGACTTCAGCGAACGCTTGAATGCGCCAGGTGCGATGCGTTCGATGAATGGCAACGGCTCCGAATCAGAGTTGAATACGGCGGCGTATCCGCTGAAAGACATGCCGTCACCGGCTGGTCCTTGCCTGACCTCGAAATCGTTGACGGTTAGCCGACGGGTCTCAATCTTCTCGGTCATGGATGACAATGCTAGTCCGTTGCGGAGATTACTTGTCCACGAACAATCTTGACAAGCGAGCCAGCGTCACCAGGTAACCGAGTCGGCCTTCCTCTTCGCGTATGCGTTCAGCCTGACGCTCAAACCACTGCATCGCGGGTGACGGATCAAGCGGGTTGATTCCCCACAGGTAGAACGCGACAGCACCGGCACCGGGGAACCCGTCGTTGTCGGCGTCGCTGTTCTGCGGCGCTTCGAGGTCTACCAGGTGTCTTGCTCCCCAAGCGTTTGCACGAATGACTTTATCCTCGCTGATTCTTCCCGCAGCCATCTCACGGGCCTCACGAATAGTTCTCGCCACAAGACCGTCACCACCGAGACCCTGTCCGTAATAGTCAAGACCTTTGCGGGCCGCTTCACGGACGTAGGCGGGAACATCAAACGAGAGCTGCCTGACGTAATCGATCGGCGGTTCATCAAAGTATGGTGCGTCTTCGTCGTTGACGTCACCTGCCTGAACTTCCTGACCGGGGTTGGCGTTCGGCATTCCGTCCACTGCCGCCCAGGCGTTGCAGTAGTAGGCAGACGAAACTTGCGCATCCCATCTCACACAGTAGAACTTGTTGAAGTATTTGCAGTTGCCACAGTTGCGGTTCGCAGGCACGTCGGCGGTGACCGCTGGACGGTAGTTGTCGGGCAATTCCCGATCTTCCATCTCGTCTTCGTCTTCATCCT